CTCGAACCCACCACCCATGCCACCCAGCGCCTTGGCGCCGATGGCCTGGGTGCTGTCGGCCGGCATGATGTACGTGCCTTCTTGAACCGCGTCCGGCACATCGTCAGACGTGCCAGTGCCTGGGCCTTGAACCACGCCCTTACGCGGTTGCACGGCGCCGCCGTTGGCATACAGGCCTGCTTCACGCTCGCGGCGCTGCATGGCGCTCATGCCGGCATAGCCGGTCACGGCCTTCTCTTTCGCGGGTGCTGGTGCTGGTGCCGGCGCTTGGGCAGGCGCAGGCGCTTGCTGTGGCGCCTGCTGCGGCGCAGGTGCTCGGCCAATGCCGACAGACTTCAGCATGCGAGACACGATGCCGCCCTCGGCGTACTGAATGGGGGTCGAATGGAAACCTGTCATGGCGCGGCCTCAGATGTAGGAATCGTTGTGGTGCGGGTCATCCTCCCGCGTGATGCGCCGCATGTCGGCATCGGGCATCAGCCCGAAGTAATCGGTGAAGGCCTGCTCGGCCTGCTCGCTGCGCCTGGCGTCGAAGCTCTCTGCGTCGGGCACGCCAAAGGCCTCGTGCAGCGCCCACTGAATCAAGTGGTCGTGGTGCGCGCGATGAATCTCGGGCTTGTCGTTCGGGTGGCGCAGGCTGACCAGTGGCAGGCGGTAGACCTCCATCACCAGGCGCTCGCCAGCCTCGATGCGGCCCACCACGCGAATCGTGGTGTCGTGCTGAATCAGGAAGCAGCTCGGGTTGGGGTCGTCGCGCCAGTCTGGCCTGGTGTTGTCCAGGTGCTCGGGCGATACCAGCCGCATGTCGCGCGGGCGCTGCCCAGCGCGCAGGATGCGGGCGGTGCGGATCTCGTACAGCGCGTGGTGCAGCGGGTAGGTGTGCTGCCCAGGCGTCAGTTCAATGTCACAGACGCTGGGGTTCGCGTCCTCATGAATCAGGCGGCCACGAATGGCGGCCTGCTCTTGCGCATCGTTCAGCCAAGCCGTCACCGCATCGTCGGACCACAGGTAGGGCTGCGTGTCGTCGCGCGCCTGAAGTCGGAAGCGGGCAATCAGCTCGGCCAAGGTCATCAGCGCACCCCGTATTGATGGATCAGGTTCACGACCTGGCCGCGCAGGCTGTCCAGCTTGCCGCGCTTGTCCAGATCAACGTCGTACTTGCGCGCGTAGGCTTCCAGCGCGCCCTTGTCCATCTGATCCACCGACAGCAGCATGCCGGCCAGCGCATCGCTCTCGTCCTGCTCGCGCTTTTGCGATTCCTGGATGGTGGCCAGTGCGTTGGCCTGCTCTTGCTCGGCGTCAGCCGTTTCGGGCTTGCCTTCGGCCTTCTTGAATTCGACAAAGCGCAGCAGGATCTTGGCGGCCTCGGTCGTCACCGTCTTAGTGTCGCCCGGCTGCCAGTCATTGCGCAAGCTGGTCTTGTCGCGGTAGGGCTTGGCGCCCGAGTAGGTGATGCGAACGAGGTTCATGGTGTTCTTGGGTTGGCCCGGCCACCGCACAGCAGGCAGCCGGGCGATTCATCAGACCGTGGCCACGCCTTCAGCCACGACAGTCAGCAGGATTTCCACCTTGCCAGCCTTGGCGTTGGCTGCGCCACCGGTGGTGACGATCAGCGAGGCGTCCTTGGGCAAGCAAACCGTGGGGTTGGTCGTGCCATTGCGCAGGCGGCCGGCCGCGTTCAGCACTAGGGCGGCGCCAAAGTAATCGGCGTCCTGCGGCACGGCGGGCACGTCCACGCCATCGGCGTACTCGAAACCCACGTCACCGACCACGGCAGCGGTCAGCGGCGTTCTCACGATGATCTGGCTGTCCACCACGCGGAAGCCCGCAGGAATGGTGCCCAGCACCAGCTTGTCGCCGCTGGCGATGGGGGTGGCCAGCGTGCCATTGACCAGCGCACCGGTGGCGCTGGTTTGCAGCACAAAGCGCAGGGTCGAGGTCTGGCCCCATGGGGTAGAACCCAGCGCGTTGCGTGGGTCGGGATTGCGGGATTTGTTCGTTGCCATTTGTCTGGCCTCCAATGAAAGAAGTGAAAGACCGCAGGGGCGTCGGCCCCTGCTTCGTCATCAGCCGCGCGGCTTCAGGATGCGCACGGCCGTGTCGATGGCCACGGCGCCGTGGTCGGTGAAGTGCTTGATGCCGCCGCCCTGGTTGACCAACCAGCGCAGCTTTTGCACGCCATGCACCGCGCCAATCAGCAGTTCTTCCTTGTCGTCGTGGTCGAAGGTCTTTTCTTTCCAGAAGAAAGGCAGACCGCCGTGCTTGGACTTGCCGAAGGCATGGGCCAGCGCCTGGCCGCCCAGCAAAATGGCGCGGTCAATGGCGTGGGTGGTGCCGAACGAAGCAGGCACAGTGGCCACGCTTTCGGCGGCGCTGTCGTAGGCCGCGCAGTAGCGCACCTCGTCACCCGCGTAGAAGCGGATGGGCTTGGGCATCTTCATCAGCAGAATGCCGTTCCACAGGCCGCAGTCACCCAGGAACAACGGGTGATTCTTGGCCTTGGAGGCACGCGCGATGGCGTTGGCCTGGAAGGTGCGGAAGTCCTTGTCCTTGGCGAAGGTGTGGTACTGCTCGGGCGACACCAGCATCACGCGCAGCGGCGAATCCTCGGCGGCCACGTCGCCAGGGATCTTCACGGCCGGGGGTGGCAGCGCAATCGTTTCGATCATGCTGCGCGTGGCGTCCACGGTGTCCATGTCCAGCACGTCGGTGGATGCAATATCCACTTCGGTGGCGGACACGCCGAATTCCTTGATGCCGTTCGTGCCGTCCGCCAGGTAATGGCGGTTGCGCGTGGGCGCCAGCACCGGGTTGACGGCCATCTCGGCAAACTCGGGGTGCGTGCTGGTCGGCAGGCACCACTCGATGTTGTCGTGGAATCCGCGCGCGCCGGCCAGGTGGGTCAGCAGAAGCTGATCCTGGTAGCGGTCCATCAGGCTTTGCGCGATGGGCTTGCCGATCTTGGCGATCTGGATGGGCGAACGCAGCTCGTCCATGGTGTCGCCCAGGTCCACCGGGAAGCGGGCCTGGTTCACACGCACACGGCTGTTGTCGTGCTGGATGCCGACGCCCTTGCCCTCGGCCATCTTGCTGCCCATGATGGGGTAGGCACCGACAGGCTGCACGAAGTGGAATTCCACCTCGTCACCCTTGCCGCGCGACAAGTCCACCGAGCGAACGATGGGCAGGTCAGCCGTGGTTTGGCGCTCGATCACCGAAGCGACTTGCGCCTCGGATTTCGGCATGGGGCCAGACAGACGCGAGAGCGTCGAATTGCGCTGCATCGACTGGCCAAAAATGGCGGCAGCCTGCACATACATGGCAGCAGCGCGGGAAGTTGCGGTTTTACCGGACATTGTGTCCTCCTGCTATGGGATGTGTGGCGGCTCATCACGAGCGGCCAAACGGGTTATCGGATGCGGTTGACTACGGCGTCGATCTGCTCCGGCGTCATCGACAGCATCGAATTCATCAGCGAATTCGCGTTGCCGTTTTCTGCGGCCTGGATCAACTGCTGGGATGCATCCATGTGCTGATTCCCCGCTACCTCCGATAGCGAGTAAGGGGCACGGCGCGTCACCTCCGGCGCGGCCGATTCCTTGGGCGCGGTCTGTCGACCAGTGCCAGCCTTGAATGCGTCGAACACCTCGATCACGTCTGCGGTGCCCTCCCCATTGAGCGCTGCCTCAACACCCTTGCGGGTGAAGGCAGGCAGCGACTCTTTCCACTGCGCAAACTCCGCGCTCTGCACCAGTTCAACGGCGTCAGGGTGCGCGGCCAGGATGGGCTGGAAGTAAGCGTCGGTGGCGGCCTTCTCGCGCTGTTCGCGCAGTGGGGCCAGCTCCTTGCTCATTTCCGCCATCAGCTCGGCCTTCAGCGCTTCGCGCGTCTGGCTCAAGCCCGTGGTCAGCAGCTTGGAAACGCCTTGGGCAATCCCTTCTTCCGAGAAGTCGCCGAAGTCGGCAACGTCCGCACCCAGCTCGATGGCCTTTTCGGCAATCGCCAGATTCACGTCCGCTTGGCTCTGGCCTTGGCCGGCATCCGCTCGGGCCTGGGCCTGGTCCTGCGCTTGCGCGAGGTTGGCTGCTTGCTGGGTGTTCAGTTGGTCGAGTTGCGCGCGCAGTTGCGCGTTCTCCGCTTCCAAGGTGGTTGCCTTGGTGCGGGCCTCGGCCAGCTTTTCGAAGGGAATGGTGTAGCCACCAGACTTCGATGCAATCGGCGTGCCTTCGGGGTATTCGCCCTCGGCTGCTTCCTGCTTCTCAGGCTCCGTTGCCTCGGCCTGGTTGGTGGTTTCTGTTGCCTGCTCGTCGTCGGTGACACCGGACGCATCCACGTCCAAAGTGCCGGCCAATGCGGCATTCAACAGGTCTTGCGGCGTAGCTACTGACATTCGCTGTGTGCTCCATCCCGGCTATCCGGCCGGGCCTGTATGGGCACAGGTTGGGATTGACGCCAGGGCCGAAGCCCCAGCGTGTTTCCCTCCTGCATGGGGAAGTACCGGCTCTCACGAGCGGGTGATTCATCAACTCGGCTTGCGCTTTGCTGACGTACACGAAGTGTCAAGGGGTTGGGTGGATTTGCAAAACCCTACGCGGGGTCGACGGGTTGCGGGCATGAAAAACGGCCCGCGTGGGGCCGTACTGGGAGTGCGTCACAGTGGCTC